AGAATGATAACAGTAACAAATACATCTCCAATTCCATCAATGATTTCATTATCATCATCTTTGAGGATTGCTGCATTCAACTCTCCAAGTTCCTCAATAACCTTCATCATTTGTTTAGGAACGTTCTCTTCATGCAATAAATCTCGATTGTTCGCCCATCTCTCAACTAATTGAAATAACTCTGTTGCTTTCATCACTTCTTCCCTGGATTGTTTTTGTGCCATTCATAAGCTTCAATAGCGTTTCTAAATCTTGGAGTTCCACTTGGTTTAGAAGATGCTCCTGTTGATGTTTTTGTTAAAGTGCTTCTTCTTGTCTTTTTCTGCTGCTGCATTGCTGCTCTTTCTTCAGCTGCTTTACTGGAATCAATCTTGGCCTTCACAATATAGAAAGCATCTTCAAGTTTCAGTTCTGGCCTTGCCTTCAGCATCTCAGCAATCGGCAATCTATATTCATCTTGAGTTAGCTCAGGATTTTCTGATTTGAATCTTTGGAGTTCAACTTGTCGTTGTTCCAACTGAATCTTCTCTTGAGCAGGCTTCATCATTTGCTGGAGCATCAATGCAGCCTGCTTCTTGATTTCAGCCTGCATTCCTTCTTCAGTATAAACATCATGCTCATCTTCTGTGATATGCTTCTCTGCTTCAGAGAGTATTGGATTATTCATTGCAAGTTCCTGTTGTTGCCTCAATGCTTCTCGTTCTGCTTCAAGTTCTTTTCTCAATGCAGCAATCTCTTGAGTCTTTCTTGTGTAAGATGCTCGAATGTTGCCAACGTGCATTCTTGCCTCTTCAGGAAGATGCTGCATCCATTCATGCAAAGGCTTCATTCCTGTATGATTAGCATCTTCAGAGAGTTCTGGATAATCCTCTTCAGTAAGGCCAAGCAAATCATCAATGCTCATATATTCATCAACTTGCTCAACTTCTTCTTCATCAACAGCAGCAGTATCATCAGTTTCAACTTCTGCTTCTTCTTGTGTTACTTCTTCTTCATTCATTATTTATTCCCTCATTTGATAATGATTATTTTTGTTGTTGTTGTTGTTGTTGTGCTTTAATGGCCTTCAATCTTTTCTCTGCTTCCTTCTTGGAAGAGGAGTATCCTCTAACATTCTTGATTTTCCAGCCTCTAGGAGTATCGTAAATAGGCATTACTTTGCAACTCCTCCTTTTGTTCCTGTAGTTTTCTTGCTTCCTCCAGGAGTCCAAAGTTTTTTGCAAGCCCAATAAGAAGCAGATAGTTTGCTTTTCTTTTCATCACATTTGTGCCTTGCTCGAAAAGATCGCCTTGCTGCTTTGCTGTAGTTATGGCCGTAGCCTTTTGCTCCAAAGTGAACAATCTTTTCCTTGCCATCTTCGCAGGCCTTAACCATCATCTTCTTGCCTTTGGCCGTTGAGCGTCGAGGCTTATTGCAGGGCATATCTTTCTTGTTCATGTTACCTTCCTATGATTATCAATGCAGCAAGTTTTATCCTGCTCCAAAGAGTTGAGCGTTTTTTCAATAGCTGCATTCTCTCAGCTCGTGTTTCTATTTTCTCTAACTCTGAAGCAGTTATTGCAATCGTGCAAATCTCAGAATCTTTGATGATAGTAATATGATGATACACAAAGATATTCTCAATTCTCGTTAGTTTTGTAATCATTTGCTTCTCTTGTGCTGGTAGGAGATTCTTTTGGAACTTGTCTTTTCACGCTTGAACTTGTCTTTCTCAGCTTTGCTCATCTCTCCAACAGTCTTTGGAGTTTTAGAACTTACTCTCTTTGTTGGCCTGCATGCTGGATAGCCTCGCTTCTTCTTCTCAGCAAGAGAACGGCCACATGGCTTTCCTGTTTTAACATCAATCCAATTTTCTTGAAACCACCTACCTAGGCCGCCTTTAGCCATGTCAATCTCCTTTCACTTTGCGATAGCCGCCGCCTCTCTTCTTGTACTCTTTAACGAGCCAAGCATTGGCATAGGCTGAAGGATAAACATCAAACTTCTTCTTTGCTTCTGATTTTACTCTTGCATAGAGTTCTTTGTTTGTTGGAACGTTCTTGCTCATTACATTCTCGCAGCAAACAGAGAATCAATCTCTTCATCAGTTGGCATAGGAACTTCTTCTTCTTGCATCTCTTCTTCTGTTTCTTCTTCCATCTCAGGAGGAGGATTTTGCAAGAACTGCTTGAACTCTCTATCTTTGGATAGTTTATTGATTTTTCCAGCAAGAAAATTCATTGATTGATCGTCTGTTATTTGCTCCAACTCAAAATCCATCTCTTCATCTATATCTCCAGAATCAACTGCATAATTCACAGCAGCCTGAAACATTCCTAGTACTCTTACAAACTCAGTAGGCAAAACATCAACATCAGCATCAAATGTTGGATAATCTCCAGATTGCTCAAACAATGGCAAGAGTCTGTTTGCTGCTGCAACTAAATTGTTCAAGGCCTTCTTGCTGAAATCTCCACGAGGAGCAAGTTCTTCAAACATAGCTTCATCAAGTTGCTCTGCTGCTCCAATCTCTGATTCAACATTCAGCATATTATTTTCATTCATTCCCAACATTTCAAGTTCTTCTCTTCTGGCCATGTCTATTCCTCCTTAGAATTCCAAACCTTGTCAACTTTCCCGCTCATTATATCATGAGTAGGAGCAAGTTCAACAGCAGCTTCTTGCTTTGATTTGCCGCTCTTGATTGCTTCTTTGTAATTTTTAATATATCCATCTTGAGCAGAGGCCTGCTCTTTTACTTCTTGAACTCTATCTTCCCAATAATGAGAAGGCAAATCTGCTTCACAAACAAAGCCTTTCTTCTCCATTATCTTCTTCTCAGCAATAGGAGATTCAACATGCTTTCCAAGAGCCTTTGAGAAGTATCCTTCAACTCCATAACGATGAGTTTTACTTGTGCTGTCAAGAGTTGGAACTGCAATCAATCTCGATGCAATCCCATCTCCACATGAGCAAGGAAATTCTTTTGGAAAAGGCTCTTCTTCCCAAAAGTAAAACTCTTCTGTTATCTCTCTGCAAACGTTGCATTGAAAGTTAAAACAAGGCATTATTGACCGCCTCCTAACATTGCAGCAAGTTGTTCTGCTGGTAGTTCTCCTGCTGCTCCAATATCGCCTTGTTGTTCTTCAGGAGCTGTTGTTGCTGTTGTTGGAGTAGGAGGAGTTTCTTGTACAATCTCTTCAAGGAATGATTCAGGCAAATCATAGAGTCTGATTATTTCCTCTTTAATCTTTGGCAATGGTACTCCAAGTTGAGTTAATATAGGAAGCAGCTGCACAAGATTGTTTTTCTTGATGCTCTCAGAGAGAGGAGTTGATGATTGATCCAAAGCAACAATCTTGAATTTTGCATCAAGATCTGTTGCTGTAACAACTTTAGGGCGGCCATCAATCTCAATCGTTGCAACTTCATTCTCTTCAGCAAGCAGAGCGACCATTCGAATATAGATGAGAGCAATTCTCTCAATCGCTGCATCTCTCTCTCTTGCCATCTTTCCAATTTCAGATGCAGAGTATTGAGCAAGAGCAGTAATCTCTGTTGCTGTTGCTCTTGTTGCCTCTCCTCTTGCAAAAGGAGCAAGGATTGAGCCTCTGTTGATATCGTTCTCAATCTGCTGTTGGTATCGTTCAAAGTTGGAGGATACAGGTTGTACATCAACAAAACGAATAAGGCCATCAAGAGATTGCTCATCTACAGCAATTCCTGCTCCATCAATCCCTGCTGTTATCTTTGCAATCTGCTCATCATCAAAAGCTCCTTCTTTGTACAAGAATTGCCTTGAATCTCGTCTTACAGCATTAGCCCAATAAGTTCTGAGTATATTCTTCTCGTTGAACTGGTCATATACTCGGCCAACTGCTGAGAGGCCTATCATTGGCTGTTCTGGCTTTCTGGAGTAGTAAAGAGGAGCAATCGGGCAAAGAGGATTATCATCATACGTTCTTAAAGGAATCTGGCCTTTCTCAAGTAGCTCTTCTCCATTCTTCCAGTTTGGAGTCCAAAAATAAAGCATATCATAGGCCAAATCATAAAACTCAACAACTTTGATATAGAGATAATCTTCAGGCAAATCTGAAAGTTTGCCTCGATACTTCTCTCCTTCTGCTGCAAAGTAATCTTCTTTTGGTATGGCCTGAAACTTCTTTGCTCCGAACTTGGCCTTTGCTTCTGGAATGCTGAGGAAATATACATGGCCAACAAAGCGTTGAGTATCCCAAGAGTAAGCATCTCTGTCAACAATAACTTCCCAACAAGGAATAGCTCGTATATCTGCTCTCTCAAGTAAATCTTCAGAGTCACGATGAGCACCCTTGAAGAAGCTGTTGAAGTAAATCAGAGATAATCTTGAGCCAACTTCAAGTTGCTCTCTCCTATCAAATAAAAAGCGATTTGTAATTATTTGAGCCATCTCAGGATTCCCTTCTGTCATTGCTGGATCTTTGGAGAACACTACAGCAGGATTACGTGAAAACAAAGAGGCAATGAATCCTTCAACGTATGAGAAGCAATCAGCTGTTTCAACTCGAATCATATTATCATCAATCTTCTTCTGATTCCAAAACTTGTTTTCATATACATCACGATACTTTTTGAGTTCTGTTTTCTTGTCGTTCCAGTAAGTATCATGTTCTGTCAATACAGTTTGAATCAACTTTACTATTTCTGTTGTTGTTGTTCTAGCCATTAGTATCTCCTATGAGCAGCAATTGATGCTCCTGAATTTTGTTTTATATTATCGGCTCTCTTCTTCCTTATCCAATCAGGAATGAAAGATTCAACTTTGATTGTAACATTTTTCAAGCAATGATTTGCAAGAGCAAGAGCCATGGCATTATCGCAATGAGATTTTCCATTATGGCCGAATTT